ATATGGTCAGAATTCACAAAATGAAGTCAATGACGAAGATTTGACTTCAATTTCGATATATGGCCGATTGGCTCAAATTATCCCGACCACGCTACACGATGCAGCCGATGCCACTTCGCAGGCAGCCTTTTATTTAAAGCTGCGTGCCTATCCTCAATATATGATGCAATCAATTCGATTCGAGCTTACAAACCCTGAAATTGACGATGCTGATCGTGATGCCCTCATCAACGTATTCATGGGGCTTCCACTTCGAATTTCTGATCTTCCGCAAAATATGTCAGCCGGTCAATATCCTGGATTCGTCGAGGGCTGGCAATGGTCTGCCGGATATAACACCATCGCATTGACGATTTTGCTTTCACCGTTGGCCTACTCATTGCAAGCATTGAAGTGGGAAGAAGTCAGCGTGTCGGAGCACTGGAACACCATCACTAACACACCCACGTGGGAAAATGCCCTAGTAGTCGCATAAGGAGAAAACATGAGCAATCCAACAACACCGTTCAACTGGCAAATGCCTACGAACACAGATTTGGTGACGGATTTACCTGCCGACTTTGAAGTATTCGGACAAGCCGTCGCGACATCGATGGCCGACCTATTGGGTGGCACATCCGGTCAGATTCTTTCAAAGAATTCAAACACGGACATGGACTTCGTATGGATCAACAATGACCAGGGTGACATTACCGGAATCACTGCCGGAACTGGACTTACAGGCGGCGGCACATCAGGAGCAGTCACGCTTTCATTTGATTATGGCGTGGGAAACCAGGCATTAGAAAATGCGCAGACGGCTTCTTACACTTTGGCACTTACTGACGCAGGCAAAATGGTCACGATGACAGTTGGAAGCGCAAACAATTTGACAGTGCCACCAAATAGCAGTGTTGCATTTCCTGTAAATACACGCATTGATTTGCTTCAATATGGCACAGGTCAGACCACAGTGGTCGCAGGTGCAGGCGTCACAATTTATTCTTCAGGATCAAAATTGAAACTTTCCGGACAATATTCCGGCGCATCACTTTGGAAAAAAGCAAGTGACACATGGGTACTCATTGGAGATATTGCGTCGTGAGTCCACTAAAACCAATTGGAATCAATAAGTTCGTCATCCCAAAGGTGACGGCTGATTGTCTCGTTGTCGCAGGTGGTGGAGCTGGTGGATACCAAATCGCCGGCGGCGGCGGTTCGGGTGGACTTGTCTATACTTCATCAGTCATTTTCTCTTATGGCGTGAGTTACACCGTCACAGTTGGAGCTGGTGGTGCAAACACCACAAGCGGATCAACTCGAAATAGTGGAACATATTCAAACATTACTGGCACAGGCATTTCATTGACACAAGCAACTGGCGGCGGCGGTGGTGGAGCTTTTGCAACTCCGCGTCAAGGTCTGACAGGCGGTTCGGGTGGTGGTGGTGCTTCGATGGATAGCGGCGCAGCTGGCACATCGGGTCAAGGCAGTGCAGGTGGAGATGGTTATCAATCAGGAGCACGATTCACAGGCGGTGGCGGCGGTGGCAAAAATGCAACCGGTGGTGCTGGTGGGAATCCGACTGGTGGAGCAGGCGGCGCAGGATCAAGCACTTATTCATCATGGGGAAGTGCAACATCATCAGGACAAAACGTATCCGGTACTTACTACTACGCCGGCGGCGGTGGCGGTGGAAGCTTCCGTGATGATACTGGTTCAAACACAGGCAACGGCGGCGCAGGTGGTTATGGCGGCGGTGGTGCTGGTGGTGCTGGTAACAATACATCCAGTCAAACATTGCCAATTGCCGGAACTGCAAATACGGGTGGCGGCGGTGGCGGTTCAGGAGCTTATGGATTCGGAACTCAAGATGGCTACGCAGGCGGTTCGGGTATTGTCATTTTCCGTTACAGCGGAAGCATTACAGCTTCAAGCACTACCGGATCACCTACACGTTATGAGACCGGCGGTTATACATATTACAAATTCACCGGAACAGGGAGCATCACATTCTAATGGCTCACTTCGCGAAACTAGATGAAAACAATATTGTGACTGCCGTTTTGGTGGTCAATAATGAAGCACTTGATCCCGAAAACGAAGAACAATCAGGAATTGATTTTCTAAAGTCACTATTTGATGAAGAATGCCAGTGGGTTCAAACCTCATACAACGGCACAATTCGTTTCAATTTTGCTGGAATCGGTTATCAATACGATTCAATCGATGATGCTTTCATTGCACCAATGCCCGAGTGTGGTCACGAACAATTATTTTTGAACGCCGAAAAGCGTTGGGAATGTCACCATGTCGAGCATAGCCAAATCAGCTAACGGATGGCCAGCGTCTAAAGACAAGGCCGAAATCGGAATCAAGGCTTATCTCATCCCGGGTACGTCTATCAAGCTTCAATGTGCCGACCAGGTTGCGCCATTGCTTATCGGATTTGCCACTGAATTTCACAAACTTATCGAGTCAATCGATGGGGCGCAGCTCGATGATTGGGGATATTGCTTTCGCGATGTCCGGGGAAATGTGGGGAAGCTTTCCAACCACTCATCGGGCACGGCCATCGATCTCAATGCCACAAAGCATCCACTGGGAAAGGTCGGGACATTCCCAAATGAGAAAGTGCCGATGATCCGTGCACTGGCTAAGAAATACGGTTTGATTTGGGGTGGAGATTATCGAAACCGCAAAGATGAAATGCACTTTGAAATTGCTCTACCACCGGCGAAAGTCGTCGCATTAATAGCAAAATTGGAGAAGGAAAATGGATGAATTCAAGGCAGTCGCAGCTTCGTGGTTGCGTTCATTTTTGGCGTCAGCTTTGGCAGTATGGATGGCAGGCGTGACCGATCCGAAGGCCATTTTTGCAGCTGGTGCAGCCGCCGTCGTGCCCGTCATCATTAGATTCCTGAATCCAAATGACAAGCAGTTTGGTATTAATGCCAAATGAACGAAACGATTACGGCGGTCGGCATCATTGCCGCCGCCACAATTTCGGCCGTAGCAGCCATTTTTGCAGCTAAGTCTGAACGCAACTCACGACCCGTCTCCAACGGATTTGCCGAAGGATTGCGCCACGATGTCAGGGAAATCCGAGCATTGCTGATTCAGCACATTAACGATCATGGGAAGCGATAGACACGCCGAAGATTAGGCGTGATTCTTGCAAATGTCAGCCCGATGCGTCACCGTTCTTCCTGGGAGAACAAACAAGCTCCCATCGGGAGAAAAATGTATTCAATTCAGGAAACAGCAGCTTGGCTTCTCATTGGGGTATCAGGTGGATTTATGGTCGGCTACACAGTCGGCTTTCGTGAAGGTAAGGCCGTCGGCATAGTTCGCGGCAAAATCATGGCACGCAAGGCGGTCAAGTAATGGCCGGGTTCTTGGACGGGTATGAAACCGTAAATCAGAAAGTCATCCGTCTGCATGCTACATATCCGACCAACCGCATAGAAACATCAATCATCGACTGGAATTCCGAAAAGGGATACATCCTCATCGAGTGCCGGATTTATCGTCATTATGAGGATGAGAAGCCAGCCGCTATTGACTACGCACACGGCATGGTTGGGGCATATAACGTCCAAATGAAACGCTGGTATATCGAGGACACAGTCAGCTCTGCGATTGGCAGATGCGCTTCAGTGGTCTTAGGCGCAGAGACAAAGCCGAGCCTGGAATCAATGCAGCAGGTTGAATCTATGCCAAAGGCTTTCGTCGAGGATGATCCCTGGGCTAAACCAATTTGGGAAGTAGGATTTACCACAGCCAAATCAGCCGTCGAGCAAATTAAGGATCAACTAGGTGGACAGATGGAGGCAGAGTCACCTATCTGCAAGCACGGCCACATGATCTTGAAAGAAGGCACATCGCCAAAGACGGGCAAGGCATATCACGGCTACGTATGCCCTGAGAAGGTCAAAGCTAATCAATGCCCACCGGTATGGATGGTGCTAGGAAGTGACGGCAAGTGGAAGGCTCAAATCTAATGGGAGAGCTATTCATCCAAAAGCCGAATGGCGATTCAATTACGATTCAACAGGATGGCACGGAGATTCGCGAGAATCTGCCGCTGCAAATCGATTGGTGCGATAAATGTCAAATGTGGAAGTCACTGGCAGGCGGCCACATGATTGGAGCACAGGGACTCACGATGATTTGGATATGTGGTGATTGCAAATGAGCCACACATACAGCTTCGTTGGTAGCTCTTTCGGATATGACAATTGCTCAATTTGCGATGATGACGCAATGTGCAATGAGTACGTAAGAGGCGATTCCCTAGTCGTGTGGTTATGCAAAAAGTGTGAAGATAAGTTGCACTTATGATCCTGGTCAAACTTAATCATGATGAAGAAATGAACTGCGCAGTCAAGGCACTTGAACGGGCAGTTGGTTCTGAAGGCATGAACGATTACAGCGTGCAGAAACTCAATCTATTTCAGGATATTGCACGCAACTCAGAGGCCTTAGGTGCTGAAAATGCAGTGGCCAAATACTTCGACCTACCCTTTGAAGGAACGGTCAATACATTCAAAAATCAAGCTGATGTGTCATGGAATCTCGAAGTCAAACACACACCTTGGAAAAATGGATGTCTAATATTGCGTGATCGTGATCGAGCTGATGACGTGGCAGTGTTGGTCACTGGCAATTCACCGAGTTACTACATCATCGGCTGGATTCCCATTGGCATGGCACGCAGACCATCCAGGCAACGATCCGATGGCTCAT